TAAGTTGTACAGTATGTAATTTGTTTGTCTTATAACCTGTAACTATATTGCTTAACTTAGATTTTCCTGTTGATACAGTAAAAAACCCAGCTTGACATTTTGTAATAACTTGATAGTCATATTCCTTACCCCAACATAATCCGTGCTTATGAGCATGGAATTTATATTGCTTACCTTTTACTTGTTGAGTGATTGAGAACCCTGTTGTTCCCATTGCGCTGTGTTCTGTAATTTGCATGTTTTCCGTTTTTAATTGTTTTTATTATAATATAAATATAATCAATTTTTAACGATTCCGGCCATACTTAGACAGTTATTTTCAAAAAGTTATTAACAATTTACAAGGTTTCCCATGATCGTGAATTAATCTTAACTGTTGGGTTATTAATTTGCTCTCTCAGCTTTTCCTGATACCACCTAGTCCCTGTTGTAGTATTTAAATACTCTTTAGGTACCCTATGACCCCATGTCCACTCACCAATGTGCTCTGTTATTTGATTTTTTTTACTGTCATAAAAAGTAATACCCCAAGTTTCACTATTACCTAATGACTTACTATAATAATTAATTGCTCCCCAAATAAAACCTTCAGCAAAAATCTTAGTACCTTCTGCTATATTTGGCATTTCATTATTTTGCCATAAAACCAAAGCATCAATGTAATGATTAGCTTTTGTTAAAGAAAATGATGCAGAAAATGTAGAGGATAAATGAGGTACTATATAAAAGTTATTCCACTCTTTTAATATTGTCCCTTCTTTTTTATGCATATCCTTTTGGTCTTGGTAATACCAATCAGTTTGTCTTGATAAATGAACCTGGTAACATGATTCATTTTCATTTAAATATTTAATTATATCATCAATCTTTATAGGTTGATTTATAATAATATCATCTTCTTGGTGCCATATGAAATCATAGCCTTGATTCTTAAGTAATTCATAAGAAGCTTTCCAAGTAGAAGATAATCCTAAATTCTTTGGATGCAATATGATTTTATTATATCCATGTCTTTCAGCAATAGATTTAATTAAATCATCATTTCTATCAGTAGGCATATCATCTATAAAAATACCATCCACTTCATGATCACCCCAATCAATATACCTTTTGGTACTTTCTAAAGTTGGAATTAAATATTCTAACCTATTTACTGAAAAAATTACTTTACAAATTTTCATATCTTATTACATATACCATAATGATCCATCTGTTCCAGTATAAGCCAAAGCTTGCCAGTCTAAATGTTTTACATTATGTTTTTCTTTAGGAGATTTCATCCAATAATATATTAAATCTTCAGTGCTAATATTAGTTGTATCCGTTACATGCAAAATAAATTTAAAAAATTCTTTTAGTTCACTTAATCTTTCATTCCCAAATATGAATAAAAAACACGGAGTCCAATACATTTCCCATGAGGATTGGCCATCTAATAATATTTCGTCTGGTGTCCAGACTTTAGTTTTATCTAAATGATCCCAAAATTTTTCTTCCTTAAAATAAATTTTATCTGTACCTAATAAAGAATCTATGTTACAATTACTGGTTAAAGAATATCTTCCTGATAACTTTACTATATAATCATAATCTTTTATTTTATCCTCAAAGTTATCTAAGAATGTATTAAAAAGTAATGCTTCACAATAAGATTTATTTTCATGGGTGTTTATCTTTACACAGATATCTCTGTTAATATCTGTCATCTTAACTACCTCAACATTGTTTTCTTTTAAATAATTATACGATCCTCCTTTATGACATGCTTCATCTATATCTTTATCTGTTATATCCAAAGAAGCTTCTATTAATATTACCTTAGCATTAGGATATTTACAAAAAATAGAGTTTAAGCCAAAAATAGTTTGCTCAGCTCTTTCTCGTGGTGTTTGCTGACTACGATGCTGCGTCTTAATATTATAAATAGATCTAAATTTACCATCCAGTGGTTTAATTACAGATCCTACTAAAAATACTATTTCTCCATTTTCCATTATAGATTATTTATTTTAGTTAGTTTTTGTGCTGCTTTATACAATTCATCAACGGCTGCTGATATGTGGTCTTTGATGTTAGTATGTATTTTAGCAACAGGGTGTTGTTGGAGATTATTATCTACTACATTACTTATTACTTTAATCCTATCTAACAGTTGTAGATATTCTTCTTTAGGTAATTCTAATTTTTCTTTTCCCATTTCCCATTTGTGAGTAATTTAAATGTTCCTAAATATTCCATGTTCCACTCGTCAGGTGCAATTAAACTTAGAAATAAATTCTTATCTTTATTTTGATATAAGTAATAACATTCTCCTACAATAGGTTGAAAGTTATATGTTGATTCATATACTAAACTAGTCCAATTATATTCATCAACTAATTTTTTATACTCTTCTTTTATTTCAGCCATCCTAGACTCAAAATATTTATTGGCTTTAATGCTATCTCCTTTATCTACTTTAATAGGTTTAAAGCTAGGTGCACTAACTGAAGTAGGGTAAGGTTTAATCTTTGCATCAAATTCTTCTGTCTTAGTATTATAAACTACTGCATCGGGATATTTCTTTTTCATAAAGATGATAAGCTATTAATAAAATGAACAGTCCATGCAATTAATCCATTTAATTGTAAAACAACTAAATTCCACTGCTTTCTTACTGTGACTTGTATTGTGACACAAGTAAATCCTATTACAAATAATATAGGCTCCAATGTCCATTGGCCTGCGATTAAGAGCCCTGCTCCTAAATAACCAATCCTTGTAGCTAAACGCTCCCATGTGGTTAATTGCCTATCTCTTTCTATAATTCTAATCTTTTTCTTTTCTTTCAAAATCTGTATGTTAAACCTAATGCTACAAAAAACCCACCACTTGCAATTGCTAATGTATTTGGATTTAAATTAAATTTTGGTGTTATTGACTGCTTGTGATGAATCATATAACCACCACCTAATGTCATCATACTTAAACCTCCTATTATTGCTATCTTTTTCATTTCTTTAAATCTTTCTTAATTACTTAATTGTGCTTTAATACTTAGATGACTTTCATAACCATGTAATTCATAATTAAAGTCTCCATTCAATATATCTACTTTACTTACTTCTAATTCAGGTAAGCAATAAGGTTCTCTACTAAGCTGTTCCTTTGACTGCTCTATATGATTAAGATATAAATGCGTATCTCCTAAATTTCCAATTAGTTGATCAGGTACCATGTTTACTTCCTTTCCTATTAACTTAAGGAGTAATGCATAACTTGCAATATTGAAAGGCAATCCTAAAAATACATCAACCGATCTTTGATTCCACATTAATGATATTTTTCTTTTAGGAACATAATCTTTATCTAAATCTTTATGTTCTAATTTTTTAGCATAGCTTATATTTTTGCCTAACCTATGACAAAATTCTTCTTGTCTCTCCTTTAGAGTTAATTCAGTTGTATAAATTTGAAATCCATAATGACAAGGTGGTAAAGTCATCTTATGTAATTCACCAGGATTCCATGCTGATACCATTAACCTACGTGAATCAGGATTAGTTTTAATATCATTAAGTAAATCCTTCATCTGATCTTTGTATGCCTCACCACCCTCTGCATCCCATCTTCTCCATTGCTTTCCATAAATTGGGCCTAGATCACCCCACTTATCTGCAAACTCATCATTTGTTTTAATCAAGTTAATGAATTGTTCTTGGGATAACATTTCGGTTTTAGGAAATGCTTGATGATATTTCTTATAAGCATCGCCATTCCAAATGTTACAGTTATTATCAACTAAGTACTTAATATTTGTATCTCCCTTTAAGAACCATCTTAATTCTGTTATCATTGACTTATAAGCTATCTTCTTTGTAGTTAACAAAGGAAATCCTTGAGTCATATCATGCCTTATTGTATATCCAAATATTGATTTTGTACCAGTCCCAGTTCTATCTTTCTTTTCTATCCCAAAATCTAAAATAGTTTGAAGCAACTCCTGATATCTTTCATCGATTGTAAAATCCTGTTCTTCTTTTGTCATTGTATGTATTGTGTTAGGTATTGCGAAACCCAGTAAGCTATCTTATATCCTATAAATGCACCTAACGCTGTAGGAATAGGAAATAAAATAAACTTGGCTAAACTTGTTGTGTACTTTGGTCTATTAATAACTTTACTTATATAAAAGTAATGTACCATATAACCTATGAGCACTGCTATATCCATTCTTAAGGCAATAAACGGAACTATCATTGCTCCACTTAAACCAAAGAAGAAGTTTTCAAATACTGCATAGCTTACTTCTTTTGGATTTGCTTCTTTAAGTTCTTGTCTAATTTTCTTTGTTGGCATTTTTAAATTTATTACAGTTCATTCTTGTATCTTGTGGCATCCATCCTCTAGATAAGCCACTCTTTACATCTGGTTTAGTTTCCTTTGCCAAATCATATATACTTTTCATTTCAGTACCAACATTATATAGCCCTGTTGCCTTTTTATTAATTAAATTTATAATCCCCGATGCAATTACATCAACATAATCACAATTTCCTATAAGATCTATAAATGCTGTATCATAAGGAAAAGGTTTAGGTTTAAATGATGTTCTTATAATTAGGTAATCTTTACCTTTAAGTTCAATATAACCGTCTGCTAAAAGTTTTGTATATGAATACCAATTATTAGCATGAACAGGGACACTATCTTCACTAGCAGATCCTGTAGAGTTTGCATAAACAAAATCTGTGGAAATATGAACAAGCTTTTTATTATTTTCACTGCACCAATCTGTCAATCTGCTAACTGCTTTATAATTTACTCTCCAGTGATCTTCTTTATTATCTGAATAAGTATCTGTGTTAGCTATGCAATTTAATATTACATCATAATCTTTTAAGTACTTATAAACTGAAGTAATATCACAAAAGTCAAAGGTATGAGTTTTTCTACTAATAGAATCCCATTGGGTTTGCTTCTTTATTTCATTGCCTAAAAGGCCATCACCTAAAATTAATACTTTCATTCTTTTGGAAAATCTTCTTCTTCTTCTAATAGATCAGGCCATTCATCAGCAGGCCATATATCTTCATCTTTTAATTCAAAGTCGTCAGGCATTAAAGGTGCTTTCCATATTTCATATGCTATCCAACACCAACTTAGTATAAAAAATGCACCTAGTATAATAAGTCCTTTAGTCATTTACTTACTTGTTTTTCCTGTTGCAAAATTCCATAATAGATTTAATATGTTATTTGCTTTATATTTATTTCCTTTATGATTTAATAGGAAATTTTTCATTTCTTGTTTCTTTGTTCTCATTTCTTTTTATTTTTTATTTTTAATAATTCCGCACATTCTTCATAACATTCTATATCCTCAAAGTGCCCTATCATTGTGTCTATTTGTTCACTATCAGGATCTTCACCAGGTGGTATAAAGAAAACTGGTATTAAAGATACATCATCAGGATCTTTAATATCCTTGCCTCTTATTTCTAAATGCTCTATAATCTGATCCATTGTCATCCACCCAGTTAATATTTGATAAGAGTTATAAATTGCCTGATCTAAGTATTCATCCATTAGTTTAATTTTTTAATTTCATTTTTTAAAAAGTCGACTAAAGTTTTATATTCATTTATAAAACCATATTCATTTAATTTGTTAGAATTTAATGCGTACCTTCTATCATGCCCTAACCTATCTTTTACATATTTAAATTTTACAGGTTTTTTCATAATGATTCCAATCATTCCAACAATATCTAAGTTAGTATAAGTTTCACCTGTTCCTATATTAAATATTTCATTTGTTAAATCTGATAGCATTAAATTATATAATTGTTGCACATTATCTTTAACATTAATCCATTCTCTAACATTTTTACCATCACCATAAACTGGTATTTCTTTACCTTCTTTAATAGATCTCATAATAGTTGGTAAAAACTTTTCTTTATGCTGATGTGATCCGTAATTATTACAAGTCCTAGTAATTATGTAAGGTAATCCAAAAGTTCTATTAGCAGCTAAGACTAATAAGTCTGATGAAGCTTTCGTTGCAGAGTAATAAGAAGAACCTTCTAATGAATCCTTTTCATCTGCCTTTTTCTTAATACCTAGAATGGAATTATATTTAGGATCATCCATATCCCCATAAACCTCATCAGTTGAAATATGAATAAATTTCTTTAAGCTTTTGTTTTGCCTTGCACATTCTAAAAGATTAAAAGTTCCTTCAACATTTGTTCTAATAAAAGGTTTGCCATCTTTTATAGAATTATCTACGTGGCTCTCAGCAGCAAAGTGTACTAAGTAATCATACTCTCCTAATTCTTCTGCTGTTACGTCGCAGATATCTTTATGAAGAAAATTTATATTAGGTGCAGTAACATTGTCCTTATCTGCTGCATAAGTTAATTTATCTACAATTAATATTTGAGTATGTAAAGGCCACGGATGCTTTGATCTAACATAGTTTACAAATGCTGATCCAATAAAACCATACCCTCCTGTTACTATTATTCTCATTTCTTATTTTTTAAAAGATCAGGGTTTTGTTTCATAGTCATCCTAGTTATTAAGTTCTTTAATTTAGTTGTTGACCATCCATGACTTCTTGTTGTATAAACTATTTCAATTGGTAAATGATCTCCAGTAAATCTTTTTCCAATATAATCATCTCCTAAGATTCTAACATCAGGTTTAAAAAATTCAATTAACTTTAAAAGATCTTCTTCCGATTCATAAGTAACAACTTCATCAACATCCTCTAATGACATAAGAGTAGTATATCTTTCATGCAAAGGTATCACTGGTTTATATTTTGTATATCTTGTCTCTGATGGATCTGAATGTAAAAAGACCATGAAGTAGTCGCATTCTTTTTTAGCAGCTTTAAATGTATAGATATACCCAGGATGAATTATATCAAAATTTCCTGCAGTGAATCCTATTTTTCCCTTTGTTTGGTCCATAATAAAAACTAATTTATTATTATATGTAAGAAATGAAATTTGTTTTATATAAAATAAACTATATTATATGGTCAGTATAGTTCTTTTTACAATGTATAAAGAGGATAGAGAGGGGCTAGCATCATTAGTTCTATACTATGTATGTATATATGTAATCAATTATCTCCTCTCTAGATGAGAGTTTATCTTAAAAATATCTTCTGTGTACTTCCATCATTATATTCAATAAGATATAGTTTATTTGTTTCTAATCCACTTATATCTTTTTGAATATAACGACCAAGAAAATCCCATACACCTATTACTTCTTTATCATTTTTAGAAAATTCTATAACATTAACTATATCATAACAGTTATCCCACACAGGATTAAAGCCTATATAATTATTTCCATTATTCATATCCAAGTTAATAGAATTATTAGGTCCTACTACTGAAACTGTAACTATACAAGTTTCTTGGTAATAAGTAAAGGCATTTGCAAAACAATCAAAAGGATCTGACCAATTACTAAAAGTATAAGTAAGAGTATCATTTAACCCAAGAGGTGGATAAAAGTTAGTAGAATTGGCAGCTATCGTACAAGTTGTACCGCCGTAACTTAATCCTAATTGTACTACATATACCGAATCAGGATAAGGTACCCAATTAGGAGTAGATGAGTTAGAACAAATATTATCATTTAAAGTTAATGTTATAGTTTGGTCATCCCAATCCATATCTAATAATTCAACATCGCATAATTGAGAAGAAACAACAAAAGGCAAAAACAAAGACACTAACAACCAGGTGAGCTTTTTCATTTTAATAAATTTTTTTGAAAGGCTGGCCTTGCGTTCAAGGCTAGAGAATTATATATTAGATTCCTAGTGCAAAAACCACAATCATAATTAAGATATAAATTGCTGGTGTAATGTCGAGTTTAGTGTTAGTTTCCATATAATATTTATAGAGGGAATGACTAATAGTTTCTTATTCTAATATTAATTAATTGTTAATAAATTGTTAATTGATTTATGCAGCTTTAGCTAATTCTTTATCTAAATTTTGAATTTCCTTAGCGTCTTTCTTTTGTATCTTTTTTAGAATTCTTTCCATTTCATCATCAGCTATTTTAATAGTAGCTTCACTAGCTTTCATTCTAACTTCTAATTTAACTTTATTAACATATTTAGTTAAAGTTTGATTATCACCAGCTATAGCATCCATTTGATCTATGATAATGCCTTCCTTATTTTGTAAGGCTTGCTTCTTCTTTTCTTCTGCATTTACTGCTACTGATAATACAGGATCTGCTGTATAATTAGAATCTTTAGATTTAAGTTCTTCTTCTGCTTTGTCAATATCGTTTTGCTCTATATCTAGTTTTTGAATTTGAACTTTTATTTTAAATAATTGATCTCCTAATTTTCTTAGCTTTCTTTTTTGCCCTGGGTTAATAAAAATACCTTTTATAAATGAAAACAGACCTTCATTTAAAATATTATTAAGATCTTCATAGCTTACGCTACCTTCTAAAAGATCATATGATTCTTTTACAAGTTGTTGATTATTAAATTCTTTAAATGAAGGTATGTTTTTCATAGTTATTTAGTACATTTAGTAGTAATAGTTACCTCATCAAATACTTGTGCATTATGGCTTCCATCTTTAAATGAATATTCAAATATCCA